TACAGTAAGGATAGCTAATCCAAACTAACTCTAGGATTTAAACTAAAGTAACGATAAGTTTTTGGTTACGAAGCACTTATCAAGCTCCTCCAACAGCACCTTTAACCATTAGGGTTTTATAGTCCCTGTTGCGACTACATAGTGTTATAGGCGACGGGTTCTAGCACTCATCCTAAACTTTATCTTACGACCTACTTCGTCACCCTGCAAAACAGTTCAGACTTCTGGATTTTACAGTAAGCTCGTCTTACACTTATGTTAAATTGTGGCTAAGGCTTAAGGGAGAAATTTATGTATTATATTTTTGGTCTTACGACCTACCCTAGCCACAAACTTTTAAACTCTAATAAAACTAACGATAGCTTCGTTCAGAGCTTGTGTTATTTCATAATCTTTGAAACCTCTTTCTTCGTCATAGTCTCCCATGAAAGCAATTTCTAAAGCTTCTTCAACAACTGCTTCAAATTGTTGAGCAGTCATCTTTGCAGACAGTTCATTCATAGAAGCAAGTTGCTCTCCAAATAAACTCTGCCATGTTTCTGTTGTAATTGTATCAATACTCATTCGTTAAATCCCTCCTCAAAATTAAGTTTAATACCCATATATTCCTCGTACTTAACCTTGGCTTCACATAGGCTAAGTTCGGGTTCTTTAAAGTTTCTGCGTTCTTCATTAGCACAATCGAACCATCTTCGAAAGTTCTCATATTCTGTAAGTGAATTATCATATTCCCAATTAACTATCTGACCTCTCATTGTTTTTCTCCTTAGTCTTTTGACAACCTATGAAAGTACTTGATGTAGCCCACCAAGCAAATATCCACAGCGTAAAGATTAGCACAACCAATACCACCATGGCAATACCTATAAAGTCTCCAAAGAACTGCGACATATTTTGTAAGTAATTTACTTTTTCTAGCTCAGTCATTCCTCCTCCTTAAAGATATTTCCTGCTTCATCTTTCTTATAGTTACCCTCCATAACCTTTAGCATGTTGGTCATAAAGTAGTCATTCAATGCCCTGCGTTGTTTATCCGTAGGGGTAAAGTGTTGATTTAAAAAGTACTCTTTAAGTACGTCTTGGTCTTTCATGATTCCTCCTCTAAGTCCATATAGATTCTTACTAATCGCCACTTAGCATTAGTATCTGTTGATGAAGCATCGCTATAACCTTCATCGTAATATTCCCATTCATAATCAGTATTTGGATAATGCTTTTGTAAAACCTTATCTAAATCTGTTCTAAAAGCAGTGAACTTTTTACTATCACATAATTCTACAATCATTAGTCTACCTCCAATTGTATTACATTAAAATCATCGACACCCTCAAGTTCTACCCAATCTTTAACAAAGGCTTCCCAATCTGTATAAGGCTCATTGTTGTCATAATCATAGTTATCTGTATGACCTTCACAACCATTGGATAAAGCATAGATAATTGTTGAAGTATCTTTGAGCTTACCGTAACAATGTACAGTATGACCCTTGTAAGTAACGACTGTTTTATCTCCTGTTATACTAACTGTTTTCATTCTACCTCCAATAAAGTTATTTCTGAATCACACAAAGGAATGTTAAAGTCTTGCATAAAGTTTGCTTTAACTTGGCTTATGGCTTCTGTTTCTGTAGTAGCTTCTACAGTATCGTCTGTTGAAATCGTAATGTTAAAATGATATTTCATATTCCCTCCAATATTTTAGTCTGGCTTATTACAAGCAATTGAGTTAATACCATTTGAGTAAGCTGTTCCAAGTTTATGCAACCCTACTCCGTATTGAGATAGTCGAACAACAACATCTAGAGTATCCCAACGATTTATTCTAGTGTGTAGAAACTCTGTAGTTTCTTTGTGCAACTCTTTATATTCAGTAAGCATTTCATCAATTAACTGATTAATTTGCTCTCTTCTTTTAAATCCAGCATTCTGAATTTTATCTTCGATTTTTCTAGCCTCTTCATATGTAGAGCTAGACTTTTGAATGTTTCTATCAAACATAAATTTCTCCTAATTAAACTCGGCTTCATTGCCGAATTGATAACAGTATGACACAGCTTGGTTTCGGTGTCAATACCTATATAATATTTACTATGTGGTTTTTCTTTTATAATACATGTATTTACTTAACTTCTTGTAAATAGTATTTATAACCTTCATAGGGAACAAAGCTCCCATTTAAAAGAACAACTCTCTGTCCTTTATAGTAATGTTTATGAACATCTCCTCTGTTAGAGAAGTCTGATAAGAACTTATAACCTTCCTTTTTAAGGTGGATAATAGCTCCTTGATAAGATTCAAAAGATAACATAATTTCTCCGTTTTGAAATGGGACAATTCCGATTTCTGGAACCATTGTGGCACAGCTTTGCCGAAGCGTCAAGCCTTATATATACTTATCAATATGGGGTGTTGCGAGGGAGTGTGTTACAAATCTTGCAAGTTAGTAAAAAATATGCTACACTCTTTAAAGTTCTTTAACGGGCTTTAGAACAACTCCTCCTAATACCTTTAAAAGAATAATATAAAAATTCTTATAGTCGCAATCAACACTTCGCCAAAGAATTTTCCTGCCTTTAGAATACTATACAGTTTTATAGTCTTTATATAAATATACTGTATAGGAGAAATCCTCGCAGTATTTTTTATGGTTTGTGTTGGTTAGCTCTCACCTCTTCGGTTCAGAAGATAAGAGCCTTTTGTGAAACAAAAGACCTTTTAAGACCGAGCCTCGAAGAGGCGAGGCGAAATTTTTTAAGGGCATAAAAAAGCCCTCGGATTTCTCCAAGGGCTGGGAAGGTCGGGAATTATTTACCTTCCAAAAAGTCCTCCATTGCTTTTTTGTAAATGCTTGGAAGCTTGTTTACTTGGAGCAAAGCGTTTGCTTTTTCCATTGTAAATACTTCGGACTTTTTCTTCGACTTTGTCAAATTATACAAAGTTGAACGCAAGTTTCTATAAAGATTCCATTGTTGCGGTGTTCGTTGTTGATATCCAACACCTCCCGCAAAGTGCAACGAAACATGTTTGCAGGTATTGAAACTTGCTGGAGCCAGTTGTTGCTTTCTGGTTAGGTTTTCATAACTAAATTTACTCATTGTATAATTCCTCCTCAATTAAATAGTTATCTTGAATTTCGAAATAAGCTTCAAAAAGCTTTTCTTCGACATTAGATGAATTAGACCAAATAGACCTAATCATGTAGTAAGACTCTTTCATGAAAGCTAAAGCACTTTCATAAGAGAATAGTGATACACAGGAATTGTCTTCACAGTGGAAGTCAATCTGTAAAGTATTATTTAAACTCATAATTTCTCCTTAAAAAATTAATATAATACATGTATATTACTTTATAACTTTATAGACTCCATGTCAACTAGATAAACCAAATAAGTCTAAGAAATGATGCTGACTTTTTAAGTACTTGTACGTGCCTGTCAAGTTGGAGACTTCGTACTATCTTGATAGGCTAAAAAGTCAGCGTAACCTATCTTCATGTATTATATTGGTTTTTTATCGGGAGAAATTATTGGAGAACTTTACAGATTTCCTTCCTTGAAGACCTGTAAAATATCTAGATTTGAAAGCTTTTTGAAGAGAAAGCAACAGGCTATAAAAGGCTATGATGTTTTTAAAGACTGGTGGTTAGCCTTTTATTCAACTATTAGACTCTAAAGGATGCCAAAGTCTCAGGGGGATGCAGGTGACCTCCCCACCCCTCTATATATATATACTAATGCTCACACTAAAATACCCAAAGTCCATGTAAACCAGTGCGGGTTATAAAGTACTTTTAAATATTAAAAAGGGGTATTTATTTAACTAAAAAAACTATAGTATTTTGAAGGGGTTTGGGAGGTCTTTAAAGACTATAAAGATAGTAAAAGTTATGGTTATGTATTAAGCCCGTGATGAATGTGGGCTTAGTTGGAGGTGTTAGTATGGTATATCTTTACCGGGGCGTACCGTTAACTCTCATTATACAGTTCAAAACGCATTTTGTCAAGGGCTTTGCTTGACAATTTTAAAATACACCCCTATAATAAGAAACATGAGTATTCTTCCAGCCGAGAAACGCAACAAGGAACTTACTGAGAAACAACAGAAGTTTTTAGATTCTTTGGTTGAAACAGGAGGTAATCCTAAACGAGCAGCTGAACTTGCTGGTTACTCTGGTAACTATCATCAAGTTTTAAAAGCTTTGAAGGACGAAGTGTTAGCGATAGCTGAGGATGTGTTAGTTCAACATGCTCCTCGTGCTGCTTTTAAGCTGGTAGAAATTATGGACTCTGATAAACCCGTAGCTCAAGCTAATAATAAATTACAGGCGGCTCAAACTTTGTTGGATAGAGTAGGTATTGCTAAAACCGATACCCTCAATGTTAATCATCAGGCAAGTAATGGTATCTTTATCATGCCCGATAAAAAAGAAATTGTTATAGAGGCTGGTAAATATGAAGATATTTCTGACTGAGATTGATGACGAAACACAAAACAAAAAGTTTGTTGGTCCTTATATAGAGGCTGACACTTTAGAAGAAGCTGAGAAGATTGCTTATGAGTATGAGTTACAAGTAGTTGGCGAACTTCATAAACTTATTGTGGATGAAGAAGAACCAGTAAGGACGTTACATTAATGCCTAGAAAGACTAAAAAAGATTCACGACTAGAAAGAGCTGGAGTTTCAGGTTACAATAAACCTAAGCGAACTCCTAAGCATCCCAAAAAATCGCACATCGTAGTCGCCAAAGAAGGCGATAAGATTAAAACGATTCGTTTTGGTGAACAAGGAGCTAAGACTGCAGGTAAACCCAAAGCAGGTTAATCTGAAAAGATGAAAAAGAAAAGAGCTTCTTTTAAAGCTCGTCATCGTAAGAATATTAAAAAAGGTAAGATGTCAGCGGCTTATTGGGCTGACAAAGTAAAATGGTAAACGTTCAAGCCTAACGGCTCGGAAGTAGACTTTGTTGTAGTTGAAGGAACGCACAATCTAAATGGAGGTGCGTTATGTCTATTACAACACAATTGACTTTGCAAAAAGTTTTACAACAAAAGCTCTTGAAAAAAAGAGAAAAAGAATATAGATTATTCTTGCTATTAAAAAGGATGTAAAATGGAATATTTATTAGTAATTATGTTTGGTATTGCCGTTCTTGTGGTTGCTGTTGAAACAGTTAAGCCAGAATGGTTTGCACCAATCAAAAAATGGATTAAAAAGAAGTAATGGCTCAAATTGGCAGTCCGGACAAACCGGTAACATTTAAGTCAGGCACTATTGCTGGGAAGGGTTCTAAAGCCCGTCCCGGTGTTTATACACAAGAATACAGAGATAACTTTGATAGGATATTTGGTAATGCCAAGAAAAAGCACAACAAAAAAGAAAAGTAAGCCTAAATCACGTGTCAACGAGGCGGGGAATTATACCAAGCCGAGTCTGCGTAAGAGGCTTTTCGAGAGTATCAAAGCCGGTTCTCGTGGTGGTAAACCCGGTCAATGGTCTGCTCGGAAAGCCCAGCTGTTAGCAAAAGAATACAAAGCTAAAGGCGGAGGTTACAAGAAGTAATGTTATACGGAGTAGAAGAAGCCTTTAGGTTTATGAAAGAATGGTTAAGGAACGATGCCACTAAAAAAAGGAACAAGCCGCAAGGCAGTAAAAGAAAATATACGAAAGCTAAAAAAGGAAGGTAAACCACAGAAACAAGCTGTGGCTATTGCTTTATCTAAAGCTGGTAAAAGTAAAAGAAATGCCAAAAGCAAAATCACAAAAAAGTCTAGATAAGTGGACCAAACAAAAATGGCGAACTAAGTCTGGTAAGCCTTCGGCTAAAACCGGAGAACGTTATTTACCAGAAAAAGCTATAAAAGCTTTAAGTTCAAAAGAGTATGCTGCTACAACTAAAAAGAAAAGAGCAGATACAAAGAAAGGAAAACAATTTTCAAAGCAGCCTAAAAAGGTCGCTAAGAAAGTTCGTAAGTATAGGAAATGATTTTGTTACCAGACGGTTACATTAGAAGGAGAACATCCACCATACCTTTTGGTTATGAGGAGTCGGATATTGAAGGTTATTTAAAACCTATTCCGGAACAATTAAAAAATCTTAAAGAAGTAGCAGACATGGTAGCAAAAGAGCAAATAAGCCTTGGTGTTGCTGTAGATTGGTTAGAAGAAACCACCGACAGACGAATGTCTCGTATGGGGTTAAAAAAGTATATAGATAAGCATTATGGCACAAGACAAGAAAGATTGGGAGATTAATCCTCAAAATTACTTGACAAATCCCGATGGGAGCTTTATAATAAAGAAAGATGGTACTCCGCGTAGAAAAGGCGGTAGACCAGTTGGAAGTAAGAATAAACTTCCAGAAGAAGTTAAGCTACAAAGAAAATTAAAAAGAAAGCTTAAAACGAAAAAGGACAACGTTAATAAACTTCGACAAAAACTTACTAGAGCTGAAAAGTCTCTAACACAACAAAAGAAGATATTAACAGAAAATGTTCTGACAGAATCGGAAGCGAGTGAGCTTCCAGATATAGTTCAAGAGCATTTAGATAGAACAGGTTCCCATGTGGCTTTTATGCCGAATGAGGGACCACAGACAGATTTTTTAGCTGCACCAGAAAAAGATGTTTTGTATGGTGGAGCAGCGGGTGGTGGTAAAAGTTTTGCCATGCTAATAGACCCATTAAGGTATTGTCATAAGAAAGCACATAGAGCTTTAATACTTAGAAGAACAATGCCAGAGCTTCGAGAGCTGATAGATAAATCTCGTGAGATATATCCAAAAGCATTTGAAGGAGCTAAGTTTAAGGAAGTTGAGAAGGTTTGGAACTTTCCCAGCGGAGCTAAAGTAGAGTTTGGTTTCTTGGAAAAAGAATCCGATGTTTACAGATACCAAGGACAAGCATATTCTTGGATAGGTTTTGATGAAATTACTCATTTACCTACAGAATTTGGTTGGAACTATTTGGCATCTCGTTTAAGAACAACGGACCCTGAAATAGAAACTTACCTACGTTGCACAGCTAACCCCGGTGGTTCTGGTGCAAGTTGGGTAAAAAAACGATACGTTGAAGCGGCTGAAGAAAATACGACCTTTGTAGGTTCTGATGGTTTAACTAGAAAGTTTATTCCAGCTAAATTATCAGATAACCCTTTCTTAGCTGAGGACGGTAAGTATGAAACCATGCTTAAGTCGTTACCAGCTACACAAAGAAAGCAACTACTTGAAGGTAATTGGGATGTAGCGGAAGGAGCAGCATTTACTGAGTTTGATGTAAGTCTGCACGTAATACCGCCATTTGAGATACCAGTTTGGTGGGAAAGAGTAAAAGCCATTGACTATGGTTACTCTTCAGAATCATGCTGTCTATGGGGAGTTGTTGACCCTGATGACAAAACACTACTAATTTATAGAGAATTGTATCAGAAAGGTTTAACAGGTGAAGCACTCGCGGACCGCATACACCAGATGGAAGAGAACGAAGTTCGGTCTATTCCCGGTATTTTAGATACCGCAGCTTGGGCTAAAACAGGTTATAGCGGTCCTACGATTGGTGAAATGTTAACAAGAGCAGGACATAAGTTAAGAAGAGCAGATAAAAATAGAGTTGCTGGTAAAGTATTGATACACGAGTATTTAAGAACTACAACGTCAGGTCGACCACGATTGCAGATTTTTAATAATTGTGTAAACTTAGTAAGAGAACTACAGAGTTTACCTTTGTCAAAAACCAATCCAGAAGATGTTGATACTCATGCTTCGGACCACGCATACGATGCGTTAAGGTACATGTTAATGAGTAGACCAAAACTTGATAATCCATTTGAAAGAATGGCAAGAATTAAAAGTTCACAAAGATTCGACCCAGCAGATTCGACTTTTGGATATTAAATAAATGGCAGAGGATAACAACACATTTTTAAACGCAGACTACATTTACGAAGATGTAGAAGGTGAGGCGGGAAAAAATTTAAATTTAATTCCAGACCAAAAAATAAATTTAGTCGGACTTATTCAAAGTCGTTTTTCAGTTGCAGAAGATGCAAGAGATTCCAATGAACGTAGGTGGCTCGAAGCTTACGAAAACTACAGAGGACTCTACGGCAAAAGAGTAAAATTCAGAGAATCCGAAAAGTCTCGAATTTTTATTAAGATAACAAAAACAAAAGTCTTAGCGGCTTTTGGTCAATTAGTCGATGTACTATTTGGCACAGGAAAATTTCCTATTGGTATTAATGAAACAAAAATACCCGAAGGGGAAAAAGCAGATGCTCATTTAGACGTACAAAACCCACAGCCGGGTATTGAAATGTCTCAACCTGAAGTACAGGATAATATAGGAAATTTAATCGGTGGTCCATTTGATGTTGGTTATGAAGGAGACGGTAAGGTTCTTAAACCCGGAGCTACTTTTGGCGATGGCATGTTTGAAGAATCTGAGCAGTCTTTGGAAGATAAAGCTGAGCAACTGGGTATCCTCCGTGAAGGCACTTCGCCAGACCCACAAAAAATAGAAATATCTCCAGCCCAAAGAGCTGCGAGAAAAATGGAAAAATTAATCCATGACCAAATAGAAGAATCAAATGGTTCGGCTGAAATGAGAAGTGCGTTGCTTGAAGCAGCACTATTAGGAACAGGTATTGTTAAGGGTCCTTTCAATTACAACAAAACCCTTAACCAATGGTCAGTTAATGAAATGGGTGAAAGAGAATATTCACCTGTACAAGTTAGAGTACCTAGAATTGAATTTGTAAGTTGCTGGGACTTTTATCCAGACCCCGGTGCAACTAACAT